CCCTGGACGAACAGGTTCGCCACTGAGGATCGTGCGGTGCGGTCAAGTTCGGACAATGGTACGACCACTTCGCCGTTTGCGAGGCGACGCACTTCGCGCATCTGCTGGAGAACAGGGCCGAGGGTCGTGTGCCGGTCACGGTACAGGGCAACGATTTCCTCAACTGTTTTCATGCAGCCTCTTTTGTCGGTCGGACCCCCAAAGATAACACAGTTGCGTGTTGTTACTTGATTTTCTTGCTGGTGCCGCGAGCAGACTGGGGCAGAGCGCGAGTGAACGTGACCTTCTTACTTAACTTCCCGCCGCCGATGTAAGTCCTTGATGCGCGAATCGGTCCTTCGCCGCCGCCACTAACCTTGTCAATACCGGGCCTAAACCTCACGTTTTTGCCACTGAAAGAACTGTCCTGCCCTGACCCAGAAGGACCAGAAACAGGATCAATGTAATCCAGCGGAACAAGACGCGACTTTGCGGTTGCACCCATGCCACTGCGACCCTTCGTGTCAGTCCGCTTCGGCGGGGTCGGGGTCTTGCTGCTCGCTGCCTTCTTGGCTGGGGCTGCCTTCTTAGCTGGGGTCTTCTTCGCTGCCATTGTCATCCTTCCGGTCGGAACACCCGAAACATAGCACACATCACCCAGTCAACATCCACGAAGGTCGCCACTGGCGTGGAGGGCGTTTCGCCTGAGTCAAATTAGGGATGTTCAAAACCGCCATCCACAAAGCCATCACGATGTCCGTCCCGTTTTTCTTGTCGCGGGACCATTTCGTCAGCTCCTCCAAAGCCGCCAACGTCTTCCAATTACCCCTCATCGACGGGAACCGCATAGCCCCCGACCTGATCACAGGCGGCAACAAAGCCTCCACCCCCAGGTTCTCATCAACCTTGTTACGGGTCGTGGTATGCGGAACCACATTCACCCGGTTCGCGGCCTGCCATTTCCGCACAAAATCATGTTGCAACAAGAACCGTTGCGCGGCGTTGATTTCCACCACCCAATGACTAATCGGATACCCCATATCGTATGACCGTTCCTGCCATTCGTTCATCAACCCCGAATACTCACCGGTCATCGTGTCGTACCCCAACACTTCCTCAGCGGACAGTTTGACCCGTTCCACATCAACAACGTGGTAAAGCTTCAAATCAGGCTGATAGATGATCCACACGAAAGCCCAAAACATTGTGGGGCTGGGGTCAACAGCGACGATAGAAATCCACGGGTGTGCCAAACCCTCAGGGATGTACCCCGGTTGGCGTTCGTTGTCGATACAGCCAGGGTAGTGAACCCCATCCATACCGGTCCCACCAGTCATCCATGTGCGGTCAATGAGGCGGGAATCCAAATCAAGGTCTTCCTGCTGGTACACCACGTTGAACACATCAGGTTTTGAGTAGCGAATAAACGACAGGTCTTTCCACGGGAGCCGTTTCGGGTCTAGCAGCGGCCCGTCAGGATACGGTGATGCGTTGAACGCTCGGGAAGTTTTCCCCGTATCCAACTCTTCGTAATACGCTTTGTAGATGATGTGGCGATACTTCTTCTGCCGGACCGGCTGCCCCTCCTGCACATCCTCAGGGGATTCCACATCGGAGCCGTCATAGTTGATGTCGTCCTCAATGTCATACGTTTCTTTGGCGAGGCAATGCGCATACAAGTCACCTGACCCCAACCGCTGCCCCACCACCGCCAACAAACCACCCGGATCGCAACGGGCCTCAGCCACATTGTCCCAACGCTCCAACAACTTGTCCCTCGCCACAGACTCACGAGCGTTATCGGGGGAAGCCACATCGTCAAACAGGCACAGGTCGGCGCGGTGACCAATGAACTCCGCTTCGATACCGTAAGCCCTCACGGTTGGTTCCTTGTTGTCCAACCCATTCCCATCCAACTGTTCAACAACAAACTCGTCAGCCCGCCACAACGCACCCTTATCCGTCGGGCGGAACCTGCCGTAATCCAACGCCAAACACCCCTCCGCGTTCACCGCAATCCCCTTAGCAACCATCATCGGATCAGGCTGTATCGGCTGCACCCGCTCAAGTGTTTCACGAATACGACGCGAATACAACTTCGCCATATTCTGCGACACCGACCCAATCATCACACGGATACGCCTGTTGCGGACAATCGCCCACACCGCAACATCATGGAACAAGGTCGACTTGCCCGCACCCGGAGGCACGTTCAAAACAACAAACTCTTTTTCTTCTGACTCCAACAACTCAATCAGCTGATACGCGGCCTCAACCTGCCACGGAGACGGCACCCTCCCCAAATAATGCTTACGGAAAAAATCGAAATCGTCCAACCCCCTGCGAGCCTCATCACACAACAGGTCAACCGGCACCACCGACGGCAAATCCGCAGCATCCAACGCCAACTGAAAATCATGCTGCTGACGACCCCCACTCCCTTTACCCCGATTTGCTCGATGCTCAGCCTCCTCCCGCTGAGCAGCCAACAACTTCGCTTTCTTCACCCAATTCGAACCCGTATTGTAATGAACCCCCGCCTGCCTCGAAGCATCCCTGATCGTATGCCCAGCCGTCACCAACGCAAAAAACTTTGCTTTATCAGCAACAGAAACAGCTCGCTTAGTACCCATGAAGTTTTACACTTGAAAAGTTGACACGCACCTTACACCACCATGTACACTCACCACCGCAACTTACAAAGACCGTCTCGCCGGGAGGCAGACACGGCAAGCAAGGCTGTACACCAGTTGCACGGTGCGGGGCATTTCACACTAGGAAACTAGGGTAGATGTTCCCTGCAACCAAGAAGTACCCACGACCGACCCTTCCCCTGTTGCGTAAGAGGAACAAGCAGCGTTCGAGTCAACGACCAAAGACTCACCATCCTGGTGTCGGCTAAAAACAAGTAGCAACGGCGACCATCAACCATCAAGGTTGTAAACCGTGGGGGAAGCGAACCCAGGACCGCCACAAACCCGATCAACAACCCCCACCCTCTAGGCGAGCAACTCCCGCGCCTCCGGCTTGGGTAGGCGACCTGCAAGGGAGCCGCCAGACGATCGACAGTCATCTCCCAGTCAAGTCGCCGTTCCGCCTCGCTGACGCTCGTCGGCTACCGCCCCTCACTACGTTCGGGTTGGTCACAGGTATCTCGATCACCTCACAGCACAACCCTAAACGCCGCACACCCCAAAAGAGTGACACCGTCGCTGGAGAGATATACATATTCCTGGGGGTGGGTGCCTCGGCATACCCCCGGTTGTCGACTGGCGGGAGCGCGTATGTTTCGGACATAACTAACATTATGGGCGGGCGGTTTTTGGTGTGGTTAGCTGCCGGCGGGGGGGGTAGGGGTAGGTGATCGCGTTCTAGCGGGGGGCCGGGCCGGTGATCACGTTGTGGCGGGCGTGACGTGGCGTTAGGTCCGCCTAACTTGTATGGTGCTTGTATTGTGCCAATTGTCACACTAGGAAATTGGGTCAAATACCCTTGACAAGTGTTGCACGCTTGCCCGATAATGGAGCTATCCCGCAAGCGTGCGGGCCTAACAGATAGGGGTAACTAATGGAAGAAATAACGGTGACGGCGGCGCGGGTGCCGCATAATGGGGCCTGGCAGCTTGCCGCTATGGTCGATCACATGATGTTACACCGGACCTACTACGGGTTCACCCGTGATGAGTCCGTGGCAATGTTTCGTGATGTGATCCGGCGGCATGGCTATGGCGCGTTCCCCGTGCGGGTTGTGTCATGACCGGCGGCGACGTGTGGGCAATGCATCTCACGCTAAACGGGCATACAACCCGCGCCCACGGGGAGACTTTCCCGTCCTACGATCTCGCTATGGGTGCGGCACTGTCGATCACCCGCGAGGGGCGGCAGGGTTGGGCCGATCACATGGGGCAGCTTGCCGCGCAAGAGTGGCAGCGGGCCGGTGCGGCGGGAACACTGGCCCAATGGTTGGGTGTTCCCGATACTGGCGGCGCCGTGTGGGGTTGGCGGGTGTCTCTTGTTGCGGACGGGGGCGGCAAGTGATCGGCGGCGACATGGCACCGGCGCACGGTATCCCGCGGCCTGGCGCGGTGGAGCTTGCCGCGGCAGACATGCTAGCGGCGGCACGGGCGTTTGACCGGGCGTATTATGCGGGCGCGGATCGTGGCACGCTTGCCGGGTTGCGGGCGGATCACAACCGGGCGCGGGGTGCATGGCTACGGGCGCGGGCGGCGGCGGGCGATTCGCAAGCGGCGGTAATGGTGGCTATGGGGGCGGCGGATTAGCTGCCCCTGGCGCGGCGGGGTTGGCCCGCTTGCCCTGTTCGATCCGGGGCCGCGCACTACCCCTACGGGGGTTCTTGACACGGGCAAGATACTGTGTCACAATTCAGAATAGGACGGGCGCAAGCCCTAACAATAGATAGGGGGCCAGTAATGGCGACAGAAACAGAAACACCCACGTTGGCGGCGGTTGCCGCAATGGTGGAACGGTTGCACGAACAGTACAACGGGGACCGGGTGCCGTTGCCGTGGTGTCAGGCACTGGCAACCGATCTCGGGGTGGCGGCGACATGCACGGGCAACCCGGACACGGCGAAAGAGTCCCGCCGGTACAACCCGAAAGCGGGTTTTACGTTCGGGTTCTACTACGTGCTGCCGGGTTACCGTAACGACACGCGCGAGCTTGTGCGGGTTGGCTATGTGGGCCAGTGGCGCGGGGTTGAGTACCGTGGCGAGGTTGTCGGCACTGACTACCTTACGGAGAACGGGCCGCGGTTCTATGACGCGACACGGTACGCGGCGACACTGCCGGACGGGTGCCGCAAGCTGATCGTGGCCCAAGTGTCTGCCAGTGCGGCGGGCGTGGGCGTGACGGTGGCAGCGTTGGAGGCCGAAAAGGACGCGAGCAACCGTGCGAGCGCTATCTATTCCGCCACCTATACGGCGTTACGGGAATTGCGGAACGCGGCAGAGATCGAAGCGGGAGGGCGGTTCTAATGAGGCGTACCGAATGGGAAGTGACTGCCACGAACAAGGCTAACCCCGCCGCAAGCTTTACGGCGTGGGACGTGACCCCCGATAGGGCCGTGGCGAGGGTGATCGAATGGGAAACACCCGCCCGAATTGGTGACTACTACGTCACGGTGCGGCACATACCTAGCGGGGTGACCGCCACCTACAACGGGGAGGATTACCTAGTGGACGGCGGCAAGGATGCCGGGGTGCCGTGCGTAGACTGCGGCGGGCCGTGCAACGGGGCCGACAGTGTGGCGGACGATAGCGGGCTGGCGTGGTGCGGGTCCGTGTACGGTAACGGGTGCGCCGACAAGAACGGGGGTCAGGGATGAGCGGGTGCTACATGATCCAACTAGGGCCAGTAGTGTTTGACTGTTGGCGGGACGGTAGGCCGTTCACCCTGGCGGACTGTTGGCGGGAGCTTGACGGTGTCGGGGCGGCCCGTATTCTGGACTGTCGCGGGCGCGTAGTGTTGGACCGCGCCGGCGAACACTTGGGCCGGCGGGCAAGGGTGCGGGCTATGTACCGTGCGCGACAGTATCGGAACGGGGGCCAGGCATGACCGCCGACGAATTGGCGCGGGCGTGGCGGATCATCGACAACGCCGCCCGCGAGCTGGCAGACACCCGCATAATGGCGGCACTCCCTGATGACGCGCGGGCCGTGTTCGACGGTATCGCCTGGACACTTGGCTATGTCGCCGCAATGATCGACCCGCACCCGCGGGAAGAAACAGACACGGACGGGACGCACCCGTTCGGTAACGCCACGGAAAGGGGCAACTAATGACAGACAAGGAAACACTGGCGGCAATACGCGAAGTGTTGACCACAACGGATGAATGGGGGCCGGACACTCTCGAAGTGGTTGCCATGCTCGCGTTGGGAACTAACGCCACTGAAAGGGGCAACTAATGACAGAAACAGACAGGCAGGCACTTTTGGACCGGGCGGTAATCCGGTGCAAAGATCGCACCGTGTCGCACACTTGGCTAGGTGTGCAGGACGGGGACGGCAACGCGCCAGGAATCAGACTCGAAGTGTGCCACGATAAGGCCCGCAAGCTACTGACGGCGACGTTCTATCGGTTCACCCGTCAGCAACGGGACGGTTATGCGGTGGAGACACACGAAATACGGTTCGCCGGTGACGGGTTGCCGAACAGTAAGCGGTACGCGGCGACCCCGTGCGCCCGCTACTCAGACAAGGCCCTGGCTACGTTCGATGCAGCGGTGCGGGATCACTTGGTACAGGACCCGGACCCGTGCGGGCGGTTCGTCGATGAGGCCGCGAGCCTCGCGGGGGTGACGGCATGAAGAAGAAACTTTATGTGGTTCACGCCATGAACACGGCGCGGCCCGGTGCTGGAAGTTTCGTCGAACTGTTTGAGGGGCGAGACATGGCATGCCGGGTTGCCCGTGAAGCATCCCGCAACGGGTGGGAAGCGGCGGTGATCCGCCAGGATGACGCGGTGACGGTGGCGGCGTACCATACGGGGCGGGGCATGCCTGTCGCGGATGTGTATGTGAACTATCCGGCGTTGTGGCCCGAGCTTTACGGCGTGGACCGTGAGACATTGGCGGCAAAGGGATGGGACGTGACGGCATGAAGCGGTACACCTACGATGACACCTACGTCTGGGAATGGATCGACGGGGTTGCCTTGTCGTGCCTCACCACGGGCCAAGTGTGGGACGCTAGCTACTGGACACGGCAAGACTGGGATAAGTTCCGGCAGGACGACCACAATAAGCTTGCGCAAGTGGAGATGATGACCGAGTATCCCTCTTTTGAGGCGTTGCGGGACGGGGTGACGGCATGACGCGCCGCCCGGACTGGCACCCGTCCTACGGGACCCCGACACCGCGCACCCTTGCGGAACGGACCGCCGCCATGCGGGACCGGCAAGGCATACCACACCCGCGCCGACTGTACGGCTGGGGTATCGCGTTCGGGTTCAGCCTCATGACGGCAGGCATACCACTGGCAGACAACTATTTCGGGTTGGCCCTCACTGTGCAGGCAGCCGGGGCAGCGTTCGTGATACCGAACGTGAAAGCTCTCGAACGCCGCAGGAAGTGATCCGCAAAAGAAAGCGTGACACCCGCTACCTAATCGCCAAGACTGTCAGCGGGCGTTCCGTTGCATGGTTCCGATACTCGCGCACCGAAGTGTGGCAGTGGGTACGGCAACCCGAACGGGCCACCCGGTTCCGCAGTCATGCCGATGCGGACCATGCAGCCGTGAGCTGCACGATGTGTTACGCGCACCAATACAGAATCGAGACGGCACCCGACAGGGTGTGATAATCTCCTTCCGAGGCCCCGCCCACTGGTTCCCCCTTCCCGGTGCGGCGGGGTTCTCCCTTTCTCGGGGTCAGCGCAGGCGGATAGTCAGCGGGTGGGCGGTGTGAATGTCCCGCTCGCGGGGGGTCATACCGGCCCACATACCGTTCCGGCGGCCCGCCTCAGCCTCGAACGGCAGGACGAACGCAAGACAGTCAGCTTTGACGGTGCAACCTTCGCAGTAGGTGCGGGCCTTGCGCCACCAATGACTCGATGAGTCCCCCTGGGGTATCTCCGGAAAGAACACCCCGATGGGGACACCCTTACAGGCTGCCTTGTCGCGCCACGCTTGGCTCACGTTGCCTTCTTTCTTGGGGTGATGATCCCGCGTCGTCGTGCCTGGATGCGTTCAGCTTCGGCGTTGTGTTCGTTCCGCCGGACATGGCACATGCAGGGGCAGGTGCGGTGGATGTGTTCGGGCCACAGCGTTAGGGCGCGTTCGACCGTTCCGCAGTGGTCACATTCTAGGGGGTTAGCATCGGGGCGGCTGTCATTCAGCATCGGAACGGGTTAGCCCACTGTTCAGCATCAGAACGGCTGTTCGTCGTCCTCGAACGGTGACGGTGCAGGCATTGACCTGCCGACCTTGCCGACCTCTGCCATCACCTTCTCCGAC